TATCCCTAGAACTAATATATCCCTGGTTTTATATATCTACAATAACGAATTAGTTTATCTAGCAGATACATAGCAACATAGATATATCTGCAATAACCAAATAGTTACACTTAAAATTTTTTCTCTATTTCAGATATACGTACTTAGCTGATACATAACTAGATAGATATATCTGCATTAGCGAAATAATTGCATATTAAATATTTTTTCTATTGCAGATATATGTTTATTTATACATATCAGTAGATGATAACTAATTACTAATGCTATCTATTGGACTTCGCCATAGATATTCAATCGGTAATACATAGAGTTAGTACATAGGTTTATTTAGCCATAGACTATAAAATAAACCAAAGTAACTAGTTAGACTATATGTATTTAGTTATAAAGATATATTAGTTAGTAAGTTACTATTAACTCGTCTTTGCTAAAGAAACTAAATATCTTTATGGGTCCCTATTGACCTCTAAGTTACTTTGAAAGCCTTTACTATAGTATATTTTATACCCAATACTTTCTCCCCAAAAACTTCTTTTACATAAAGTATATTCTATACCTAATTATTTATCAATTCTCAATTTAAATCTTATCTAACAATTACTTTAGTCATTCTTATTTTCAATTTGACCCTTAACTTCGGCCCCCGGCATTGCAGCTTAATAACCCTAAAGGGTTATATTAAGCGTTGCAATAGGGCTAGGGATTCGCGACGGGTAAAGGGTTTATCCGTTGATTTTGAACCTAAAACAGCCCACTAAACAGGCACGGATAAAACCACGGGTAAACAGGCAAATACCCCACTTTGAACCTGAGTACCCCTTTATCCGTGCTTTATCCGTGCTTTATCCGGTCTAATTTGAACCTAAAATCAACGGATAAACAGGGTCACCGGGTGTTTATCCGTGGTCCCAACCGGGCACGGATAAAGGGTGGCCAATAACGGGTAAAGGTGTTTACCCGTCAAAAAATCAAAATTTCCGCCAAAACCGTATACAATCCGTCGTACCCTGTCGTATACTTAGGCCACCACCGGGAAAACAGCCCACTTTGAAAATAGGAATGAAAAATGACCATTTTAATAGCCGACTTCTTAATAGAAAATAAAACAAAAATCTCAAAACTTATTAACCACTACAGCAGACAAGGTAGCTACTCAATAAGTGCTGACGACAAGGAAGATATATTCTCAGCGGTAATACTTGCTTTATGGAATCATTACGGATCAACTCCCACTAGTAAAGATAATATTGAAAGAATTTTAGCTTCTACAATCAAAAATAAAATAAGAGATTTTGTGAGGCATGAAACTAGATCCCAAAGAGATGCCAGAAAGACACTAAGCTATGAAAATCTAGTTAATGAATCTTCCGATGAGAATGACTTTGAGGATTGGGTTTCATTTCAGTATTACCAAGAAGAAAAAGTAAATGACATAAACGATCCATTTACTTTTATAGAACTTGAAAGATTGGAAAAGATAATGAAGAGCCCATTAGACTTTATGTTTTATCCAGAAGTCAGGGCCATAACAATATTTCTAAACAATCACGGTAATCTTTACCCACTAGATGAAAAATTAACTCCGGCACAAAAAAGAACTGAGTACATTAGAAATTACAAACCATTTATTCGTGCTTGCGCTAAATTAGCTATTCTTTTGAGGAGTACAAAAATTGACTAGACGAGAAGTTAGATTGGGTGGAAGATCCGTAGTTCCTATTGAATGGACTACTAATTTAAATGGTGAACCTATTTGTGGTGCGCTAAGAAAAGGTAAAAAAGCAACTTGGGATGAAATTAAATTTATTCCTTATTACCAAAGAAACGGACTTACTCCGGCAGAATTTAAGCAGCAAAAACCTGAAATGTTTGCTGAGATTGTTTGCCATAATTCACCAGCAACAGATCCTACTTCCCACTTAAATGGAAGATGTAGGTTTTGTGGAGCTAAATCTGGCGCACCTATTAAAACAGGTAAGTGGGCTAAATTAACTACTTTTAGTCAACCAGATTTGTTAGAAAAAATCTTCCAAGAAGAACCCCACTCAGATCTTAAAGATGAATTAGATATTATTCATCATCTTGTAGATGAAAAAGTTAATGAAGCTCTGGGCGAAGAAACAGCTAGTCTTGCTGACAGGGCTTTTATAAAGCTTGTTCAGGAGTTTAAAGAAGCTTGGCAAAGTCTAGATGGCAATAAGGTTTTCGAAATTGTTTCTAAAATGGAAGCCCACTGTAATGCTAACATAAAGCAGCAACGGGCAAAAGACGAATCTGTAAAACTCATACGAGAATATGGTAACCTTGCTAAAACAGGTGCTGAAATTAAGAAAATGCAGCAAGATTTTTTGCCTGTTTCGGAAGTTGTAAGAAATACAGTAATAATTGTAACGGCTATAGAAGGATATTTATCTGATGAACAAAAGGTCCAGCTTCACAGGCACCTCGACAACCTTATTCGCGGAGGCAATCTCGCAGGTTTTACTGCCCAAACAAATTCAATGCATAACCTTGGAAGACCTGAAAATCAGAGACAAGCAAAGGAATATAATCCCATTCCGGCTAAACTCAGCCCAGCAGTTGTACTTGAAGAAGAATCCTAAACTTGAAACATTTAGAGGTAACCGTGAAATAATTCTTAAAGCCCGTCAAATGGGTTTTACAACTTTTATAGCTGGAAGAATATTTGTAGACACTGCTAATGTTCCTAATACCCAATCAATGATGATTGCGCAGGATGAAACTAATGCTAAAAATCTATTTGCATTGGTAAAAAGATTTAACGATACCCTTCCACCCCACTTAAAAAGAAAAATAGGCACGGATTCTGCTACTAAACTTGAGTTTGAAGATATTAATTCAAGTTTTACTGTTGGATGGGCCGGATCTGCTAAAGTTGGTCGTGGAGGAACTTTAAATAATGTTCATTTATCTGAAGTTGCTTTTTATAATAATGCTGGACCAGTTATTGCTGGTCTTTTGGAATCCGTACCTGAAGACGGCAATATTTTTCTTGAAAGCACTGCTAATGGCGTAGGTAATTATTATTTTGTAGAATACAAAGCTGCCGAAGAAGGAAATAGTATCTATTCAGACAGGTTTTTTCCTTGGTTTATAGAACCCACCTATGCTAAGCCATTTGAAGAAGAACAAATTTGGGAGCCCACTGATGACGAAAAAAAACTTTTAGAGTTTTATCCTGATTTGTCGCCAGAACAATTAAATTGGCGACGAAATAAAATACTTGCCCTTAGAAATAGTAAAAGAGATGGATCTTCAGAAGAAGGAGATTTTCCACAAGAATATCCAATGAACGCTCAAGAAGCGTTTCTTACTAGTGGGCAAGGTTATTTTGACAACGGTTTTATAGATAAAGAATTAGTTCCAGTAGCTTTAGATTCGGAAAAATTAACAATTGAAGTACCTAGAAAATATCCTGAACTGTATTTGGAGACTAAACGATCGCGAGTTTCTTTATCTATATTTTCTTTACCTGCTATTGGTCATAGATATTTGCTTTCTGCTGACCCTAGCGAAGGTTTAAATGATAAAGGTGACCCAGACTCTTGTTCTACTGACGTTATTGATTCAGAAACAATGGAACAAGTTGCTACATTACATGGAAGATGGGAACCATATGATTATGCAGTTTTAATTAGTCAACTCGGTTACTGGTACAACTCAGCTTTAATTGCCGTAGAAAGAAATAATCACGGCCACTCAGTTCTAAATACTCTTATAAATGTAATAGGATACGATAATATTTATTATCATACTGATTACGAAGCAAAAGTAAATAGCAGGGTAAGAAAACCAGGATTTCATACTAATGTTAAAACAAAAAGCATGGCATTAGCTGCTTTGTTTGAAATGTCTATGGACGGGTCTTTGATTATAAGACAAATAAAAACATTAGAAGAGATGAAAAACTATTCAAAACTTCCCGGTAATAAATTTGGAGCTATAATTGGTCATGATGATAGGGTTATGTCTGTAGCAATAGCATGTTATATTTTGAAAGACAAAATAGCCATAAAAAAATATCTTTCAAAAGAAAAGCAAAAAGCCACAAAAATTAAATTTAGAATGGGATCATCTAGGAGTTTTGTATGACAAATCTTAAACCAGAAAATATAAATATTTCCCAATTTGAATGGGATAATTTGCCAATTCAAGAACGCGCTGTTCTTTGGGCAGCTTATTATGCAGACACTATTAAAGTAACTGAAATAGGTGGCAACAACAAAGGAAAATGGGTAGCTAAATTTCTTAAGCTAGTTGGTTTAAACGAAGGTTATTCTTGGTGCGCCGCTTTTGTTTCGGAATGTTTGTTTAATGCAGGATGGAAAATGTTTAAATCGGCAGCTGTTCTTGAATGGAGAAATTGGTCTATCACTAATAAAACAAAAATAAATACGCCCACTAGGGGTTGTTTAGCTTATTGGGTAAAAGGTTTTGGTCCAACTCAAGAAAGGCATATCGAAATAGTTATTAAAGTAGATGGAACTTCTATTCATACTATTGGGGGAAATACTTCCGATGGCAAAAAAGGATCTCAAAATGACGGTCAAGGAGTATATAGACGTGTTAGAGATATTAATGATTTTACTGGCTATATCAAATGGTGGTTAGTATGAACGTAATAAACACTAAACATCAACCATCCGGGTTAGTAGAGTATGTTAGTGCGGGAATGAATAGTCGTGCTTATTACAATTTAAATCCGTATCCTTATTATGCTTTTAAAGCTTGGAATACTGAAAAAATGGGACCATACCCCACTTGTCTTAGTATTGGTCAGCAAATAATTGACAGGCCCGCTAAATGGTTATTTGGTAAACCGCCAGAGATGCAATTTAGAGAGGATCAAAAAGTAAATGAGTATTTACTTAAAATTTGGAAACAAAATAATATGGATTCCAAACTTGTCAGCATTGCTGAACAAGGTGGACGAGATGGGGGAGTGGTAATTAAATTTACCTATGACGCCAGCAAAGCTAAACAAATAAAATTACAGGTACTTTCCCCACTTACACAAGTTAGGTTTTATTATGACCCACACGATATAGATACGCTTTTAATGGCTCGTATTCAATACGAATATTTTGATCCAGAAACTGGTAAATTCATGTGGTATCGTGAAGAATGGACTGAAACAGAAGAAATTAGATATAAACCACAAGAATCTCAAATGTTTGGGGCGGGAGCAAAAATTGACTATATGCCCGGAACAATCCCCATTTGGGAAAGTTTGGATAAAAAAGAATGGGAAATTGATAAACAAATAAAGAATAATTTTGGAATTATTCCAGTTGTTCATATTAAGAATCGAGAAACTTTTTCCCACTATGGTAAGGGAGATATATTTGGTCTTACCCATTTGTTAGACCGAATAAACCTTTCTTATCATTTAATGGATCGTTCTAATCAGCTAGAAGTAGACCCCACTGTTATCTTTATTGATTTGGAACCTAAAGATGATGATTCTATGGATCATCCGGGAACACCCGGAACAACTTTAGATATGAAAACAGCTGATTCCGATGAAGCTCCCACTAAACAAGGTAGAGCTGAGATATTAGAATCGGGAAATAAAATACGAGAACATATTGCTAGTTATGCTTCCAATATGAAAAGTATGCTTTTTGATTCTACTGGGGCAGTTTTTCCTAGACAAGAAGATATAACTAATAAAGGATCACTAACTCAATCGGTTTTAATTCAAATGTATCAACCACTTTTAGAAGTAGTTGGTCAGAAAAAGATTCAATATGGGGAAAATGGAATATCCCTATTGATGAAAACTTTAATAATAGCTCTTGCTAATATAGGGGTTGTTGAGTTTCGTAGTTTTGCAACCAAAACTATATCTGATTTAGAATACAGTTTAACTTGGTATAGTCAATTTACGGCCAGCGCCGACGAAATGTTTAATAACTTTGATAGAATAGATAGAGAGGTTAAAGGAGGTTATATATCACCTAAAGTAGCAGTTCAAAGAGTATCGCAAATGGAAGAAATTTCTATTACAGAAGAAGAATTAATTGAAAGAGAAAAAGAAGTAAAAAATGCAATTGAGCGAGATAACAAAACCAGTAAATCAAGAGAACCGGGAGGTTCTCAAGATGGACAATCTTCCGACGGAGAAGGTAACGATAGAAAATCCAAATCTTCAAGACAACAACAAAGATCAGGGGGAACAGTTGGGGACAGAACATAAAGAACTTATAACACCAGAAATTCTTAAAAAATTAATTGACAATGCACAAAAAACAAATAATTGTGCAGAAATTGTTAAAGATGAAGATACTGGAGAGCTAGTTTGGCAGGGAGATAAAAAAGCAATTGCCGTAATTGGCTATCCATATATAAATAGCACTAAAGAAAGAGATGCTATGAATATGCCAATAATTATTCCACATTTTCCAGAAGGAATAGCAGATCAGCTAAATCTGCTTAATATGGGATTCTACGCTGAATTTCATGGATTTGTGGTGGTGAGCGGAGAAGAATATGAACAATAATAAATATTTGCCCATTGAAGAAGGTCCTGATCCTTCTAATGATAATAATTCTGTTATTAAAGAAATGCGTGCAAAAATTGACGCTTCCAATGCAGAAAAAGAAGCGGCTCTCAAAGACAAAGCAGATCTGGAAGCTCGACTTCAAGCAATAGAAGCTAAAGATCTTTCTGAAAAGGAACGTCTTTCAAAAGAAGTAGAAGATCTTAAGGGAGCTAAAGAACGAGAAGAATCTGCTAAAAGTCATCTAAGTAAGTATGAGCAATCAATTAAAACTTTGTATGAAGAGACTTTAACCGGTTTTCCTGAAGATAAACGTGAAGCTGTTCGCACAATGACTTTTAATGAACAAGATATTCTTGATTCTTTAAATCGAATTAAGGCAGCGGCAAAAGTAATTACACCAGTTACTTCTCAAGGAAACGTAACAAATCCCGGAGCTCCACCTCCATCTTTTCCAAATAACAAAGATGACAAAAATACCCCACCACCGCCACCAACAGATATAAAAGCATATCGAAATATTGGATGGGGAGCAGTATTAAGTAAGTAAGATATACAAGAATGGGACCAATCTCGTAATAGGATTGGTCCCAAGCTACACTTGGAGTAAGGAGAAAATAAAAATATGGCTGCTGCCGATGTAAATGCAATCTCACTAAGTGAATATGGGGTCATGTCTAATGTCCCACTAGTTAAGAAAATAGTAACTTCTCTTCTTTTTAACGGAATTGTTCTTGCGGATATTCCTTTGATTACTGATCCTACTTTGGTTCAGCAGGGTGTTCGTTGGATGGATAATCTTCCTAACGTTAACTGGGCAAAGCTAAATGAAGGTACTACTGTTACTAAAGGTAAGCCCACTGCTTATGCAGAACAGGCATGGCTTTTGCGTAACTCAATAGATGTTGATTATAAGCTAATTGAAGATCGAAATCAAATTGTTGATCCTCGTGCGGCAAGTTTGGAAGCATATTGGAGTTCTGTAGCTTACAACTTTAATGACTACTTTATCAATAATGACCACCTCAGTGGTGATGAAGATAGTTTTATTGGTTTGCGTACTCGAATAGATAATCCTGCTACGTATAAACTTGCTACGGATATAAAGATTGATGCTAGTGGTGTAGATATGTCTCAAGCAGGTATGACTACTGCTACCGCCAATAACATGATCGAATATATTCAAACTCTTCTTTCTTATCTTGGACGAGAAGAAGGCGATGGCGTATGTCTTTATATGAATGATCAAATGAAGCGTCGTCTAGAACGAGCAGTACGTTTGCTAGGTGCGGGTGCTGGTTGGAATATTACAAAAGATGCTTATGATCGTTCTTTAACTTATTATAAGGGAGCACGAATTATTGATATTGGACGTAAAGCCGATCAATCTACTCGTATTATTACTAATACGGAAACTGCCGCAGGTTTGCCGGGTGCTAGTAACTTTTCTAGTATCTATGGTGTTGTTTACGGTGAAGATCGTCTTATTGGTTGGCAATTTGCTCCTATGGAAAAATCTGTTAAAGATCTTGGAGCTATTGGTAATGATGGTACGATTTCCCGAATTAGCGTAGATTACGCTGTAGGACTTCTTCCACAACACTCTCGATGCATGGGACGAATCTTTAACATTAAGATGAGCTAATATGGTTGACGTTAATTTTACCCTACAAACACAAACTACGCAAACTGCGTCATTCAATAGTGCCGGTTTTGATTTAAAAACAGGAACTCAGCGTGCTGGTTTTACCGCTCGTTTTCTTGTAAGTAGTTACGCAAGTGTATCTACTGCTGGAACTGTTTTTACTTTTAAAATTCAGGCATCTAGTGATAATACTACGTTCTTTGATATTGCGGCCGCACCTCCTATTACTGGAACTACTGCCGCACAGCAAATAGAACAATTCGTAACTTTCTCAACTACTTTTAGGTATGTCCGGGCCGCAGTTGTATTTTCCTCAACTGCAGGTGTTCCGGCTATTGCTTATAAAGTAGAACCAGGACTGTCGTTCCCGTAAGAACCCATTGCTTAGATAGCAAATGAGTGTTGGTCATTCATTCATACTGAAAAGTTGGGTTCTTTCTATAAGCCAATAACTAATTTAGTTATTGGCTTATATTTATGAGGAGAGCATTAACTAATGACCATTTCTATAAGCCCCGCTCAAATAAACGATCCTCTATTTGCATCTCAATATGAATCGCAAATAGATCAAGCAATTTTATCTACACCCGAGAATCCAGATTTATACATACTTAAATCCGTATGTCTGCTTCACACAGGTAAGTACGAAGAAGCACTGAAATATGCTAAAAAGGGTGTTGGAGCAGACCCAAATAATTTAACAAGCTATGTAACTTTAGCATCTTGTTATCATCATTTGGGAGAATTAGAAGAGGAGTATAATACATATGCATATGCATATAGCAAATGTAACCATATTCCTTCTATTAACTGGAATTTTTCTCATGTACTTCTTCGCAGGGGTAGCGATCAATTAGGATGGACTCTTTATGACTGGAGAAAAGTTCATCTTCCTAATCATACTAGATTTAGACAGCCCGATATAACTCAGACACTACTAAAAGGCGGAACTTTATTTGTTCATGCTGAGCAGGGTCTTGGAGATCAGATACAATTTTTACGATACATTCCCACTTTAAAAAAGTATTTTGATAAGATTATTTATGAATCTTCTTCTGAACTCTACCATTTGGTCAGTGATAATGCAGATAGTCTCGGTATAGATTACGTAATTTGTAGATCAAAAGATTTTTCTGTCAATGTAAAATTTGACCATCATTGTTCGGTAATGGACATACCTTTGTACTTTGTAAAAGTCTCTGTTTATCCAGAAGATTTTAAAGAGAATATGTATGGTAGCCTACCCAATTGGGTAAAAGAAATTAGGAAATCAGTAATTGAAGAATGGGATAAATCTCTTTTTTCTAATTTTAAAAGTTCAAATCAAAAAACTGTGGGGTTAAACTGGAGAGGATCTCCTAATCATCCTAACGATAAAAATAGATCTATACCTCATCCAGATATATTTAAACCGTTATCTGATAATGTTTTAATATCTTTGGATCTTGGGGAACCAGTTAAAACAGATTACATGCTCTATAATGTTAGAGATGGACTTCCAAATGTTGCTTATACAGCTGCTTTTATTAAAAACCTAGATGTAGTAGTTACTGTAGACAGTATGATAGCCCACTTAGCCGGATCTATGGGTAAGAAATGTATAATGATGCTACCTTACCTAAGTGAATGGAGATGGGGGCTAAATGACACAATTACCCCACTTTATCCGTCTATAACTATGGTAAGACAGGGACCAGATCGAAAGTGGGAACCCGTAGTAGATAAAGTAAAAGAGATAATTGATCATGAGATATAACATTCTTTTGACCGGAGCTATGTGTGGATTTCTTGGAGCTGTATGTATAGATTTAGATGCATGGAAACGAGCACCAAAAGATTCAAAATTTGAATGGGACTTGGCAATTAAACGATGGATTGCTGGCGCAGTAATCGGTGTTACTGCGGCTCTATCCCATGAGTTTAGTGTTCCTATACCTACTCCTTAATTATGTCTACAATTTGGCCCACTAGAACAGAAGTAAAAAACTTAGTCTCAGCAATGGGAGTAAGTATTCCTGCTCGGGTCACGGATTCGACAATAGATCTTTTCATAGCTGCTGCATCTGCTAATTTTGTACAGCATACAAAAAGAACTTGGACACCCACTACCGAAGTAAGAACATTTAATGGTAGTGGGACCGGTATGTTAGAAATAGATGATTACATATCTATTTCTACTGTAACTTTCATAGGTAACCCCACTGTAATAGCTCTGCCTATTGATCATTTTCACGAAGTAAGTGTAGCTAATTATCCTAAAAATAGGATACAAATTTATCAAGGTGGGGCTCTTTCTTTTAACAATCAATGGATTACTGCTTTCCCATCTGGAAGAAGTAACATAGAAATCAATGCTAACTGGGGTTATGGGGCTAGTATTCCATCAGATGTTTGGCTATGCGTAGCATATCAATCTGTAGCAATGATTGTTAACTTTACTCAGTTTGATATTAATGGTTATTTAATTAAATTTTCTGAAGCAGATGTTACCGAAGTAAGAAATAGGTACGACCCTTTTCAATTTTTTACTAAGGGAGCTTTGTCCTACAGAGAAACAGTAAAACTTTACAAATTACCTAGCTCTCGATACACTCGGCGCCAAGCTAAAATATTAATTTAAAATGTCTTTAAACGGTAGGCAGTTAAGACTTTACACCGATACTTGTGATTTGTATCGTCCTGCTCCTCTGTCTGACGCTAGACTTGGAAGAGATATTAACCCATTAAGTCATCTTCAAACTCCTGCTTATACTGGTGTTAAATATTTTCATGAATCTCGTCCAGAAATAGAACATGGTAAGTTTTTTGGAAAAATAAACAGAGAAGATACTGTATCTTTAATTGACGCTATTCATATGGACGTAGCTCAAGAAGCAGGTGTTAACTGGCATTTAGTTAATACCAATCCGGAGAGTCCTTACTATAATCAAACCTTTATACTTACTGGCGACGAAATGACCAAAAATCATAAAGCCAATAAAAAAGTATACTTTGCCAAGCGAGTAATAGAGGGTCTTTATGTCTCTGGTTAATCTAGTATTTGAAGAAGTCAAAGAAGTAATAGCTTCTGCTTTAGGCTATACAGATCAAACTAGAATTATAGCCGAAGCCACTAAATTAATTAGGTTTGATTGGAGAAGTCTTGTATCTTTATGGGATAGAGGTGGGGATGGTATAAATCCCCCCTATATTGTTGTTAGGCCACTTCCTACTATGGAAGCTTATTTTGGATTAGCAGCGGATTGTTGGTATCAACCTTTTGAAATCTATTACATAGATTCTGAAAGAAACAGAGCTTCAGCAACGGCTACCACTGGTGCTTCTTATGCAAACCCAATTACAGTTACCAACACTAATAATATGTTTGTTGGTCAAGAAATTTGGTTTGATAGCACTTCTCCTCAAGTATTGACAACTATAGAATCAATACTTTCCCCTACTAGTATAAAAGCGGCATCAACAATACCTTCAAATATAACTGGAACTATTGTATCTGATGTAACGTCTGATGTGGCGTTTAAAACAGAAAAAATAAAATTAGCTTTTACTAGGGGAGGTTCTTTTACGAACTTTCAAGTAATAGAAGATCCTGGTTTGTTTATATCAGATCTGAACCCAGCTAATGATTATTTTCTTTCTGGAAATTATGGAGTTTATGCCGCAAGCGCAACTATAAATTTGTTAGTTGGCAGGATAATCTAATGGATCAAATCAATGTTACTAAAATAGAGTTGGCATTGATAAATGCTGAAAAAGAAACAAACAATTACGCAATGCGTAAATTTCTTGATCGCTCTCAAGGAAAGTATAGTTATAAAGCATTGGCAAAGAGAGGCCATCCTTATAATTCTACTCACCCTTTCCCATTAGATATGATTCCATATAAAGATCCCGGAATTGTAAATAAACAGAGCGGCCAATTTGTTTTGTCTTGGAAGAAAAATGATCCGTACAGAAAGGGAGATTCAATAGTAAGTAAAACTTATAATGATGCTCCTTACGCCGATGATCTACTTAATGGTATACCGGGACTAACAATTCCAAGACCCTTGATGGACAAAGCTTTGCCAAACGTGGCGTATTTTAGAAACAGGAATTTAAGTGTAGGAATAAGAAATGCCCTTAGTTAAAATTAAAGTAACAAAAACAATGGCTGGAAGGATGGGAGAAACTTCTGTTTCTACCGAAGAAATGTTTGTTGATCTGGAACAGTTTAAGGAAGATTATCCTGATGCTGTATTTGAAGTTTTGGAGGAAGAATAATAAATGGCAACTATCCCACTTTGGGCAATTGGTAAGCATATTACCGCTATAACTTTTACTCCTCAATCAGTTAATACTTCTACAGGTGTTCTAACTGATTTGACTGGTACTAGTGTAAAACAGTTCTATGGGCATTGTGCTGAGTTATCCTTAGATTCTCAAGTAACTACTGAAAACATAAGTGCTATTAATCGTACTTATGCAAATAACGTAGGAACCGAATCTGACACTACTCTAAAAGTAACTGAGTTTGAAAAATCGGCAGGAGCTAATTTGGCGGCAGATCTGGCATTTACTCTTGGTGCTTCTGGGTTAGTTAAGTTCGTGCTTACTCGTGGTACTCAGTCTTTTACTGGATATGGAATACTTACTGATTATTCTTTGAATACTAGTGGTAAGGGTTCTATAAAAGCAGATCTAACTGTTCGTCAAATTGATACCGGAAGTGATGCTCCGTTGGTGTATGGATAATGAAAAAACTTAATGTTTTTGGGATATCTGTTCCCAAACAAGAAATAAAAGAAATCTCCTTCTCTATACCGGAGGGAGATGTGGTTTTTAAACTCAAAGAACCTTCTTTGAGTTTAATGCTAAGTCTTCCGCCTCAAATAGAAAATTATATTGAAAAATATGTAACTGGAAAAGACGGAAAGGAACCTTATCCCTTTCCTATTCCCATTTCAGATAGGAATATAAAAATCTCTGCTGAGATGGTAGAAGCATATACTCTTTTGTATTCTCTTCAAGTTGAAGACAAAGATAAATATGAGTTTGAAGAGATAGTATTTTTGGGTGAATGTTATCCTGAGCATATGCTTGGAGCAATTAAATATGTTACTGAGGTATCTAACAAATTTAATGATCGAATACAGGACCCTATAGTTGCGGAGTATCTTCCGCTTTAGCTGCCTATATATCAACTACAAATAGGCACCCAGACCTTGACATAAGATTAGATGCGGTTTTATGTTCTATAAATGATAGGTTAGCTGGAAAACCGGGACAAGACATCCCACCGCTTGAAGATTATGTATTTGAGCATATAATGTCTTATAGTATTAACGAAGCGAGAAAACTAAAAGATGGCACAAATGACTTTAACTCTGACTCTCAAAGGAGTTAGTAACCTAATAACTAGCCTAAAAACTCTTAATAAAGAGCTTGGTCTTTTAGATAGACGTTTAGATAGTACTGCTAACAAATTTCTTAATGCTTCTAATAGGCTGGCACTTGCCGTTCAAAACATAAAGGTTCCGTCAAGGATTCCTTCATTAAGACCTGCCTCCGGAGGATCTGGCGGTTCTGGCGGTTCTAACCAACAAAACTCTAATCGTGGCGGATTCAATATGTTGCCATCTGATTGGAATCTTTTATCGGCCGCCATCAGTGGGGATATGAAACAAATACTTGTAACTATTGGAAAACAAGTATTGGGTAGCAAAGTTTTACCCACTATAGCAAAGAATCTTGCCAAACCTCAAAGCGGTATAGGACCACCTGTGCCTCCTAGTATGGCAGCTGCTGCTTTGGCGGCTGTAACTAATCCTATTACTTTATCTGTATTAGGATTGTCAGCAATTTTTACTGGGTTAAAACTATCTGTTGATAAATGGACAGAGGTAGCTAAATCTCAAATATCTCTTTATTATGGGGCAGGTGCAAATTCTAGTTTTGCCGGATTAAAAAAACTAGGTGCTGCTTTAAACATATCTCCAGAAGAGATAGGTGCCGATGCTTCTAGAACTCCCGGTAAAGGTAAAGTTTTAAAAAATTTACTTAAACAGCTTAATGCTATGGATGAAGAAGCGTCCGTTTATTTTGCTGAAAAGTTTGGGCTAGAAAAATACCTTAATGCTGGTATACGATCTATGTCTAAAAAAGACCTAGATAAAATTCTGGATGACGAAGGAAAAATTAATCCGGAAGTAATAAAGAAAACTTTGGAATTTAACTCTGCTATGGGAGATTTGAGTAATACTTTTAACTCTGCTCTTTTGGAGTTAACCCCACTAATAACTTTGTTTACTGGTCTTATTCAGCTAGGAAAAGATCTTGCTTATAATCCGTTGTTTAAATGGGTTATGGATCAATATCAAAATAGACCTAAGGGTGGTTTTGCTGGTTCTGATGCTTTTGGTAATAAAGACGCCGACAATGGTCAAGCTAAAGCTGCCAAAGATATTAGGGATGCCGCTAAAGATTTTAAATCTGGTGTAGATAAGTGGACTAAAAAAGAAGGAACTATTGGCGGCGGAAACAGAGGTAAAAATCCTTTTCCTCGTGGGATGGTTTGGATGTCTAATCAAGAATATCTTATTCAAATGCAAGAAAATCTGGGAGCTTTTGAGTTTTGAGAAACCTACTTCCAGTAACTCCAAATAAGAATCTAAAGATTTATTTGGATGAACCTGTATACTCTGTAGCTGAGCCTGTTTTTGAGATAGCCAGACAGGCTTCGGCTATGTTTCTTAATACAGATACTTCTTCAGTGGGGCTTAGGTTTAATTCTGGTTGGGAAGTAAAATCTTATTTAGATTGGAATGATATAGTTTGGGAGCGAGAGGAGTCTTCTGCTATGTTTATACCGGAAACGGATTGTGGATATGCTTCTGGTATGCTTCTTTATGGTTATCAATCAAGGGCACCATCTAATACAAATATGCCTAATGTTAATTCTGGTGCCTCTGCAAATCAAGCACCTAGAGGATATAAAGCATTTAAGAAAAGAGTTCCCGCTGGTTATGACTGGTCTACAAAACAATTACTAGCAGACGAGACTGCTTTTCCTCCTCCTAATTTAGAAGACAATAATGAAGGAATGGATAGCACGGTTCAGATGGATCGTGTTTTGTTTACTTATGCGCCAGACAGTACTGATCAAGATATATGTTTTATATTCACTATATCTAGTCTTGATCATATTATGACTGGAGCTAAGTTAAGAATTTATTTTAATGGAAATTCTGGACAGACGGTTGAAAACGGAATAACTAAAACAGGTACAGGCCAATATTGCTGGTGGATAAGAACTGGATATGCTGTTCTATTTGAAAAATTAGTTAGTGATCCCGGAGTTAATAGTTGGGTAAAACGACATGAAGTATATGGTCATTTTCTAGCTAGGGGCGCAGATAAGTTTATAATGACCATTAGAAAATCTGGCTCATGTTTTAATGTGGGCGAAGGTACTAATGGTTTTATTAAAACAACTTTTGAATTTTCTACTAACCCAGTAAGGAATTCTTTCAATCATATGCTTGAAAGAATTGCCAACATGGTAACTAATAGTCCCACTAGAATAGAAGATCATTATATGGTTCCCGGTAGCAGACAAGCTACTTTTGAAAGCCCCATAAGAATAGATCTTAGACGGGACATAATGGGTGCTTTTTCGTTACTTAGAACAAATTATCCTACAGATCCCATTGTAGTAGATGATTCTCCTTTTTCTTTAACTGAGCCCCCTGCTGTTGGTCAATATATTCTTTTAGATTGGAGTGCTTGTGAGCCCGGTGCAAGTACTGTTGTTTGCTCATTAATAAACAAAGAAACAAATACAGAATTAACTATAGCTAGTTTTGATCCCACTAATAACAGATGCAGTTATGAGTTGCCAGAGGGGGTTACTGACTATTTTGTTAGATGTACTTTTATTAGTGATGGAGATCATACTGCTAGGTTAAACGGTTGGCGAGTAAAGAAAAATGCCTATCTTCAGCTAACTGATCAAACAATAAAAGAAATAGGCGCTGCTCCTTATTACAAAACAGTCATTCGTCGTTTTGATATGAAGGGAGCCGAGAGACATATATCTGGAGAATCGGCATCTTTCACAATAGCAGACCCTCTTAAAAAGTTAGGTATTTTCAAAACCAGAACTTCTATACCTGTAAAAATAGTTAACGTCGATTCTGCATCAGGAAAAACAAATACTATTTTTAGGGGTTTCACAACTAGAATAAATAACAACATAAGAAGTAGTTTTAACGATAAACTTCCTCTTCAAAGTTGGTCTTTGTTTGATGTTACGTGTAAAAATATGTGGACTCTACTTGCTCAGACAACTGTAGATTCTCCGTATACAACTACTTTTTACACCAAGGGAACTGTGGATATGAATGGCAATACCGTCACAAATGAGGGTACGCCGTATCTTGCGTCTGAATTTATCCGTGCATTAATATCCAGAGCAGGTTTTGATTATGTTAATGATTTTGACTTTCCCACTGATATACCTATAAGAATCCTTGCAGATAGCGGGCTAGATTTTTCTTCTGGTATAGACATGCTAGAGAACAATGGGGTTGTTATTGAATCTCTCTGTGATGATTATATTTTTCATCATTTAATTAGAGATGAGAATCTAGGTCCTAGAGGTAAATGGAAACTTATACCACCTCCGGTAGCTCCATACACTAATCTAGTTAACTTCATAACTACTGGACCTGACATGAGTGATGGCCAACCTAGGGTTACTCATTATTTGCCTAGTTATGCTGGAATGTTAGATCCCAATACCGGACTACCTATTCGCACTTGCGATATAGTAAGTGGTACTTTTAATACTACAGTAAAAGAACCTGAATGTAATTGGTTGCTAGTAGCTGGGATGGGTAGCTTTGATACTAAAGGTCCTAAAGTACGATGTGCTGTTGGGCATAATCCTATTAGCTATAATAGGCCGGGTGCTTCTACTGCCAATCCTAATCATCCTGATTATCTTGGTAGAAGGAAACCTATGTATGTAGTTGACCCTGCTATATACTCTGCTAAAAGTGATTCAGCTATGCAAGCAATATTAACTGCTGTATGGAGGAGAATTTCTTATCTTTCTTTTCATGCTATCAAAATGGCAACCTTTACTGCCCCAATGATAGAAATACCTCACGAAACTGAAGCAAGCTGTAATAGAATACTTAGATATTATGATCCTGTTTTAATAGATGGGGAGCAATTTTTAATTAGGAATGTCAACCCCACTTTTACAAAAAATGGTTTGCAATTTGCTGTTTATGAGTGTGAAGCTCCGAGGGCTGTCTAATGCAATCAGAAACTAGTTTAAAAAATTGGATAAAAGAATTATCCGCCAGAACCCACGGCCAGACAGGAAATGTTAAAACCGTGTTTGGTAGACAACTAATTTTTCTTAAAGATAGTTCTAAAATAATGCAGCTACCTAATTTGGGGACTATTTCTATGCAAGATTTAGATTTAGCATCTCCTACTTATGGAATGTATTATATAGCCGTTGATATAGATCGTGTAGATAGTGGGGTTGTAAGATAGCTAACGGTAAATTAAGGTATAGAGATAAAATAGAGTTAAAAGCAAAAAGTACCGGTATTTTTGTTGGTAATTCTTATTCTCACAATGCCAGATGTAAAAGTTATTACGCATTAGATGCAATAAATCTTTTAACAGGTATTTCTATAACTGTAAGTTCTACTTACGCATCTGGTACGGGATCTTGGTCGGCAACTTACAGAGGTCCTAATGAGCCTTTTGGTGGTTATACTGTAGGTGGCTCTGTATTTAAAGATGAGATATCTATGTCTGTAGTATTGGTGGGAGTCACACTCTATGCTACGCTATATTCAAAATTTAGATTAGTAGTCAGCTCCATAGAAATATATGTAAATGAATCTTTGTCTACTACACTAAGTGGTATAGATATGACCTCTGATGCGTTAGGTCCTGTTTGGTTACCTATATTTTCTGGATTGGTAGAAATTAATGGATCTGCAAACGCTAGTTTTACTCCTCCATATATAGGCCCACCTAGTTACGGATCTTATTCGGGAGAAGGTTCTGCAAAATGTACTGTATCTGGTGGATGGAGATTTATGGAAAACTCTGTATGGTATGACCATCCAGTTACTATTCCTCCATTAGAAAGTGAACCTGGCCTTTGTGGAAAAGCATTTGGACCGCCACCTCCCGCACCTCAGTTTACTATTTGTGCCCCTTTTGGTTTACATTTACCTGAAGCCGTTATATCTACTAGAACTTGGGGTAATCATATAAATAGCGTAAGTTCTATAGTTCAATCTGCCCATAATAGTGCTAGTGATGGATTTGGCAGTCACTATGTAATTGACTCTATTAATGGCAGCATTTGTTTAGTTCCTGATTTAGACAAGTCTTTATATAAAATAAATAACGATTTTGGAGCCAGTTTTTTTAAGTGGGCTACTCCTTTGTGTACTGGAACTGCCTATAGACAAATAGCTAGAACTAATAGCGGAGGTGGTGGTAGTCTGAATGGCGCAACAACTGTATATAAAACTCCAGTTTTGCTAAGTCATGAGACGGCAAAATCTGCAGAAGTTTTTAACGCTAAACATTCTATAGAAACTTTTACAACTCTTCCCACTTACTCCCCTATAAACACCTACATTCAAAAACAGGTGTTTGATCAGGAAGTAGATGGATCTGGTAATGGTTATTATCAGAACAATGAAGAAATAATGGGGTTTAACTTCCCCACTTATGTAGAAGATTCAACTTCTGGTCCTGCTCCCTATATGGATCATAAAATATTATTGGCAAGGTATTTTAATATGGCTTGTCATCCTTGGTGGAGTTATGGATATGTTCCAGGAAAATGGGATCTGTATTCTTCCCCGACTAATTGGAAAGAATACTGGGGACTTATTCGTGAACAATATCTTGCCGTATCAAAAAAAAGAAATTTTGTAGTCACTGACGCTTTAGAGAATTCTGGGCACACGCCTTTCTTAGATAATTTTAATAGTAATGGAGAAAAAGATACTGACGGCAACCCTGTAGGATTAAGATGGGTTGGTATGTGCAGATGGCAGACTCAATCAATAACCCCTCCATCAAGTATAGAATTAACTTCTGGTTCATCTGCTCTTTGGTCTGTAACAGATGCATTAGGTACGTTAACTTTCAATGCCGGTAACATAACTGTTAATTCTACCGTAAGTGAGCTAGAACTATTTTTAGATGTAAATAGTTACACATCAATGCCTTATATGTATCCTTCAATATGTGATAGGATATTTTTAAATTGGACTCTGACAAATGTAGCATATATAAAAGTGTACGCAGTGGGTCAAGGTGGCCACGAAGAACTGTATAAGTGGTCCCCATCGGATACTACTACAGAAAGAAATCATACATACAATATCCCACTTGCTTACGACAATAAGTATGGTGGTTCGTGGGCAATAGATAATGGAGCAGGAATAGCCACTGATACCGGAACTGATTCTGACGCATCTGGAATTAGTTCTACATTAATGTCTAACCCAGAGTATGCTGAAAACTTTCAATTTTCGGGTACCTATTCTCAAAAAAGAATTAAGTTTTTAATAGGATTTACATCTACCTCATCTCCAATAACTCTGAATTATCCGATTTTCTATAGATGCTCCAACAATAAAAAACAACTATGGGAGTCTGCGCAATGTGTGTCTACTATATTTAAAAATGGTCCGGGTGTTAGATTAGGAAATAATGTTTACTATTCTGGTGGGATAAATGTTCCTCCGCTAATGTCAGGCCTGTCTTATAAAGGAACGGTTATAGATTGGCTTATGGATAGGAGGGCTTTACTAGAAGGGGTAGATCCTTATTATGGTGGCACTATAAATGTTACTACAGAACTTACACAGCTATACGATACCTATGAAGTACAGTCTGTCTCTGCTGTAGATGGCAATACTATTTATTCTATTTTACCTACTCCAATTAATAGTCCTAAATGGGTATCTTCTCTTGTAAATCTTCTTTCTGAAATACCCCCACTTTTGGGATATGCTCATAACAAAAGAGATTCTAATTGGGAAAATATTTCCAATCAGTTTAGTGCGGGTGTGTGGTCTATTTGCCAGTTACCTAGAAAATTTATTAACTCAGGAAAAGATCCTTCTGTACTAACAAAACCAGATGGAACTGTTATCTCTACTGTACTGGAGTCTTTTGGTAATTGGTTTGTATCCACTAGTGAGCCAATTATAGATAACACTGAGAATGTAGACTTTAAAATAAAAGTAAGCGAAACAGAATTTGCAGAGGTTACGCCTTGGCATGGGTATTTTAGTGTCATAAACGGTTCTAGAGTATTTACAAGTTATGGTTGTGATACTGTTCACAATAACGCCACTGGAGAATATTACTATGCATACGTATTAAATAATAATATTTATGTAAATAGATCTATTTACATTTTAGCATCATCGGAAGATGAAGTAACTCAAGTTACTTTTACAAGTAATGCCGACTCCCCTTCTTTGTTAATTTCTCCAGATGGCATACTGTATGTCGTATACAACAAGGGAACCTCGGTATATTACCGAGTCTCTACAGATCAAGGATTAACTTGGAATACCGAGGTTTTATTGTTTACTGAAAAGTATAGATGTAGAACTGCTGTCCAAGAATCAAATGGAGACATTTTATTTGTTTCTTTTGGTTACGTTTCTGGGACCTCTGGACCGGGGTATCTCTATTCTATTCCTTATAATAGTGGAGATGTTTCTTTCCCTTCTCCGACTATAATAAAAGATCAAACAGGATCTAATATAGTTGTAGAAGAGGGATCTTTTGATGTTAGCGCAGTTTCTGGACAGATACTTCTTTATTGTAGATTAAGCGGAGATACAGTTAACTCCCACTTTTGCTCTAAAGACGGTGGATTGACTTTTGATAGGATTTTTTAATGGTAGTAACTTTTTTAGGATCACAGGTACCAGCGCCTCAAACTATAGGCACAATCAAATTCAAAACAGATTACAATGCAGGTTCTTCGTTACCTGCATATACTTCTGCTGAGCATGTAGAAACAGGAGATACTTTTTGGTCTTCTAAATTTAATCAAAATGCTGCTCTTCTTGATATAATTTCTCAAGTTGGTGGGGGCGTTATTGCCGTAGTATCTGGTTTAGATTTAACTGCCGGCACTGGTTTAACCCTTAATATTGCCGCAGGAACTGCATTAATTAATGGCGTTATTCAATTAAAAAATGCCATTTCAATGGCAATTACAAACAACTCTACTAGATATATATGGTTTAAGGTTAATGGAACTTTTGAAGCAACTTCAACAACAACTCCCCCCGCTTCTATGGCATCTGTATTTGTAGGTACAGTTGTTACTTCTGCGGGTGCAATAACTAAAGTTGATAAAAGTGGTGTAGTTTATTTTAAAAGTGGTAGCCTTATTAGGGAGACTAATGATGTTACTTTTCCTACTGGGACTGTAGATTCTAGTATAATTATTATAACTAAAACTCAGTCTGGTCCCTATGTTTGGGATGGTGGTAGCACTAGTCCTATTAATCAGTCGGCTAATATTCAAAACGTTACTGCCACTAAAACTGAAACTTCGTCCGATAGAAACTACATAACTACTAATACTGGAGCCGGTTCTAAACCAATAATTACTCTTGAACCTGCCGCTATTGGAATAGTTAGAAAATTTTTTATAACTAATTCAGTTGGTATTCGTGTAAAAGCCAACACTGGAGACACAATAAGAATTGTTGGTAATATTACAGCTTCTGCTGGTTATGTTGAATCAACTACAGTTGGTGGGCATATTACTCTTATGTGTTATCAAGCTAACTCATGGATTGCAATTGATTTTCTTGCTGCTTGGACTAACGGCACTTGGACTGCTGACGTTACAAATATTTTTATCTGATATTATAAAGGAACATAAAATAAATATGGATATGGAAATAGAAGACAGTCATAATCCTTCATCTAAATTGAGATTTGACGGAACTATAAGCATAGGAAACATAATTACTCTTGTTTCCTTTGTGGGTATTATTCTTATTGCTTACGTAAAATTAGACGAACGTAGCAATACTACTATGAGTGTTTTAGTTGATTTGAAACAAGATTTTCAAAAAACTAAAGAAGAAAACATAAAAGCTCTTCACGAAATTTCTGATATAAATAACGAGACTGTAAAAGTCTTAGAGCATCTTAAGTCGGATGTAGATTGGCTTAAACAAGAAAGAGGAAAAAATGGAAATAGTAATTAATGCCGATGAAGCAATTAATCAAGAATCTGATGCCACTTATGTGTACTATGCTTTTGCTCCTCCGGGAACCCTGACTAGTGCGGCGGCTTGGAAAGTATTTCGTCTTAATAAAACAACTAATCAAAAACAGTACGCCAACGGAAATGCTAACTATACTAATGTTGGCACCGGAATGTCTGCCTTTACTTATATCTAAGGAGAAATTAAAATGCCACAAGTTTATTCTGATTACGCACCTAATCCTTTTGATGGTAGTTTAGCCCCTGCTCTTGTTGAGAGTAGGGCACGAACTATGTTTAATTTATTAGAAGATCAAAGACGATCTGTAGTTACTTTAGCTTCTTTGCCTGACTGGTCAACAGTTGGCCCCACTTTAAGCTATAGTTTTGACATTATTAAAGGAGCTAGTGATAGGTATACCCTAAGTATTGATTGGAGAAATACTCTTCCTGCTGATATTTATAATACTGCTAAGTGGGCATATTTTTATGTAGATCCCGTTAGCGGGAATGATGCTAATGCTGGTACAAAAGCTTCCCCACTTAAAGATCTTTATAATGCCGTAAACAGTACTACTCTAGGAAATGCTACAATTACTGGAATGACTGTGGGAACTTCCCCAGTTGTTACAGAAGCTTCCGCTCATGGATTATTAGTTAATGAATGGGTATATATTCCTAATGCTACTGTTGGAATTGTTATAGCTGCTGGTTGGTATAAGATTAGCGCAGTAACTACTCTTACTTATACTTTAGGAACTAATTCTACTGGCGGAGCAGTTACTTCTACTGGAGTTACTTTTACTTCTGGAACTCGTGTAAAACCACGTAGACTTCTTTTAAAGAAAGGCAGTACATTTTGGTACGGAGCTAGTGGAACCGGTCTTTGTTGGAACGGTGCTACTCAAAAATGTCATATGGTTATTACTCCAGATGACGGATTAGATGGATATGAATTTGTTACTTCCACCATGCAAGTAAAACCTAGTTTCTTTAGCTGGACTATAGAGTCGGGTACTACTTGGCAAACTTCTAATACTCTGACAACTAACTATGTTTATAATAAAGCTCAGTTAGATAGTACAGGATTGCAGGGGGTTAAATATACAAATGCCGCAGATTTGGCATCTTGCCGAGCAACCCCACGAAGTTGGGTTTTAATCTCTAACGTATTGTACGTTAATACTGGAAATACAATTGACCCATCTAACTTCTTAGAAGTTACTCGCGCATCTGTAGATGGGCAACATAATGATTCCCCCGCTAATTTGTTTATGAGTAGGGTCAAGTTTGAAAGGGGAGATAGGTGTTTCTATGTAGCTCCTTTCGCAACAACTACTTATAGGCCAATTATGTCTATAGATCAATGTGAGTTTAATAAATCAACTGGCAGTGATGGATGGCATTGTGAAGGAAATGTAGAACTATATTGTTTTTCTTGTAAGGCCAGTCTTAATGAATCCGATGGATTTAACGATAGGGCTACTACTGGAACTTCTTTTATAGGTGTATATACGCAATGCGATGGTCATTATAATGGATGTTTAACTCCTGCATTTGGTGATTCAAGAACTAGCGCTTCTTATGGAACTAACCAGGGATTTACCTGTCATATTAATTCTAAACTACTTAGGGTTGGTTGTAGAGCCTCTTATAATGGCGGACAAGGATTTTTTGAAACAGCTACAACTGCTTCTACGTCTTGTCAGTCTTGGTGTGTAGGATGTTTTGAATGGAATCAAAGAGGTAGTAATGATAACGTTACTTATACTTCCACTAAATATAATTGTGGATATGGAATAGGTAGTGTTGCTGGTGCAACTGCTGAAGTTCTTAGGTTAATAGATTGTTATAGTTCTAATCCAGAAACAGGTGAGGCATCTACAACTACTTATCCTATAACTATTCAACAATTTTCTGGAGCCCAATGTTATGATACTAGAAGCCTTGCATATATCATAGCTAGTCAACTAAAACTTACTGGAAGTGCAGTTAGTGCCAACTACATAATTTACTAAGAATAGTTTAAATCCGATTTTACGAATCGGTCTGACTATCCCACTCTACCCACTAGAGCCCAAAAATCCCCCCGCTATCGCCAACGTAAAGCTGGCACGGGGGTATTCTGTTGTTATCGGGTCGGTGTCCAGAAACAGTGGGTATTAATTAAGAATCAGAAATTATTTCATAAACTCTAATTATTTCGTGAAGAAAAAGTGAGTATGAATCTGGTTCTTCGTAATTACAATCGTAGATAACCCCATCAGAAATAACAAAAACGTGACTTGTTCTTCTGCCTTTTACATGCTTTACAACAAAGTAATCTTTGCTTTTGTTCTCAGCATTAGATAAAACCTTAGGGTTTCTCTCAGCAAGAATTATATTGTGTATTTCTCTTAAATAATCACAAACATCGTATTCATAAAGAGTAGTGTAAATTAGCCCACTGTAAATTTTTTCTTCGTTGCCAAAAAACTTTTCTGGATTAGATTTTTTCCAATACCAATCTAAAAAAGGTCTGTGACTTGAATCTCCTGCAATCATTCCAGCAGTATGGGCAGCACACAATTTCTGACCTATTTTTTGTTTAAGAATTTTAATTGGTTTCTTCATCTAGATCAAGAGTTAATTGTCTGTCGGAAACTCTCCCGCTAACAGAATTTATAAACGGATTATCAACTAATGTTTTTATCCATTCATTGCTCTCTGGTGCCGCTGTACGCCAATTAGGCATAACAGATCCCCCACCTAAAATTAAATTTTTATCTACTACTTGAGATTCTTGTATAGCTTCATTTGAATTTCCAAAATGAACAGATTCAATCTCAATGGGTTCGTAGGTTTCAGAGTCAAATAAAGAAATTACGTTACCACCTATAATAACTTTGACTTTCATTGACCATTCCTATGAGAGTTACTTACTTTACTTCTTTCATTTAGGTATTCAGAAAGAGTGGGAATTGTCATTGAAATTGTTTCTGTATATTCTGGATATACATTAGGAAGATACTCATACCTTGCCAAGATAACATTTGCAAGATCAGCTTCTTCATCGGTGCAATTTATATTGCAGACTTCTTTGAAAACTTCGACTTTTAACCACTTAGGAATAAAGTTAAGGATAAAGAATATAAATTTCTGTTTCATAGTGGGGATACCTCGTCAGTGGGGATGTTGTCGCTACAAAGAACAAAGATAATATCTCTTGGTTTCTTTGGGTTAGAGTTTAAAAAATCAGTTATTTGAATTCCGTAAGATCTTGACATACCTTCACAAATGTTTTTATTTTTACTTTTATCTTTTTTGTCAACCTTAACTATTTTCAATTTAGAAAAACCTCATTAATTGTTTTAGAGACGTTATCTTCTCTGATACCTACATACATTTTTACAACCATTGTGTTTAATGAAACCATAAGTTCATGAACCTCTTTAGATCTTTCACCCTTGATTTTTTCAATCATTCTTTGAGCATCTTCAAGAAGCATTAAAGCGCAAGAAAAAACACCTAAACCAAAATCATTATTAGAAATTTCTTTTGCTACGCTTGCTTGGACAACTTGATCCATAGCATTTCTCACTGTCAATTCAAAGTGGGGTTGATTTGTTAAATTAATAATTTCTTCTTCACTCATGGTAGTATCATTTTCTTTAGATAAATATCTACATCGCTCATTGGAATTTGTTTTTCTTTTTCAACAGATAAAGCGTCTTTCAAATAGTCAGTTACTTTTGAATTGGTATCTAATCCTTTAAAACATAAGACTTCAAGTGATAGACTTAACGTTTCTTTGTAAAGTTCATCAGTGGGGCTTATCCAATAGTCAATTATTTTTAGGATAAGTTTTTTAGCTATGTAAACAAACTCTTCAACTTGCAGAGAGTTAGATTCCCTAAATAGTTTAAATCGTCTGCTAACTGTAAACATCCAGATAAGATTTTTTACTACCCACCCAAATAATACTACTTTCTTTACTTCGTCCATCAATTGTTAGTGATTACCCCATTTAAGCAAAGGATATTAAAAACAGTTCCAATATCACTAGAAACTAGTGGTCCTCGTTTTCCATTAATAATTAAATGGGATTGTCCTTGATGTTCTACAATAACTACTGCGTTATTACCTCCCACAATTAGTGGGATAGACTTTGGCTTTTCTTTACTGATTAGTTCTTGGATCATCATGATTATAATTGAAGTGTACCCTGTACTTGACTATTTTGTCTAGTTTTACATAAGAATGTTTTTGGTATTCTTATTTTCGGGATAGGTGTTTATCCGTAGGTTCGTCAGGGTAGGGAGTAGGGATAACCCCTTTAGGGGGTTTTCCTGTTGTCCCCCCTTTACCTGTTACCTTCCCCGAATTGGGACACTTGTTAATTAAATAAGTCATATCAATTGTTAATTATATCAAAAAGATTAGATACAATCATAAGTTTATTTGATGGTAATTGCATAGATCCCTCTCTATTCATAATCTTGACAAAATTACTAGATACATACTCTACAACTCCCACTTCAATAAACTCTCCTAGAACGCTATGAATGTAAACTTTAGCACCTACTGAAAGTGATGCACAATAAAACAATTTTGCTTGAACTACACTTGAATGAGTTGTAAATGTTTGGGTAGTTCCAAAATTTTCTTTAATTTATTTCCTTACCAATTTAACGCAAGCAGGTTTTCCTGCAGCTGGTTTTGTTTTTTCTAACAGTGGGCTTCTCTCAACATGCTTAGTTAATGTAGGCTCACTAATAGAAAAGTGTTTGACTAGATCCATAAACTTGGTTTCTCCTTTTTCTTGGATATATTTTTCTAACTGAGTAGTGAAGTTAACCAAAGGTTCTTTCTCCACCACTTTACTAAACAATCCAGTTTCCGCATCAAAGAAAGCCCTAAATACGGATTTACCATCGTCAGTTAATCTTTCTTCGTCACGAAAATCAAAAGTAAGTTTTATTCCTTCATAATCTTTCTGAACATCATTAGCAACAAACATACCAAAGTCAACTTCTCCAGCCATTCGTGAAGATCCGCGTAATGCTTTCCAAGTTTGATTTATGTCTCCTTCTTTACTAAAGTGGTGAACAACAAGAATACATAATTTATCTTGGCTGTTTAACACTTTAAATAGAGCATCCCACACTGGGCCAGTTTGAGTAGAAGAATCTTCATCCTGAGAATGTAATCTTTGAAATGGATCTAAAATAAGAACACCTATGTCTTTATCTTTGACCATTTTTATTAACTTGGTAACATCTTTTGGTTCATCTAATTTAATAGATGGTTTAAAACTCCACTTAGCTCTGTCAGTGTAATCACAATCTTTAAGAACTTTTCTAATACGATCTTTGAATTTACTCTTAGATCCTTCAGTTTGAACGTAAAGAATATTAGGAACTGTTTCTGAAGAAACAAAATCATCAATACCTAGAAAATAACTTCCGGGAGTCAACAAACTTCTAACTAAGTTTAAACATATCCAAGTCTTTTTAGATTTTTGTGCGCCGCCAATGATACCTATCTGGCCAGCATTAATAAATTTAGTTATGTAGTTAATTGAGTGATCGTCATCTTCTTTGTCAGTTAAAAAGTCATCGGTATCTTCAACTAGGTTAGATATGTTGTTCAGCTTAGTAAGCTCAATTAAATTATCAACAAAGTAATCAATATCGTTTTGAGCAAACCATTCACAAAGATCTTTACCTAATTGTTTTCTTTTCCATTGAAGATCGCAGACAGTTACAAGTCCTTTATGTTTTTCCCAATTCTTAACCATTTCCTGACCGGCTGAATCAGAATCAGGAATAATAATTATTTGACCTATATCTGTAAGATCTCTTTCCCACTCTACTTTATAAGCAGTTCCGGGAGTAGATATTACTGGAATATCTATCCCTCTTTTTCTAAATTCCCAAGTAAGTCTAAAAAAGTCAGACTCGCCCTCAACGACAATTAGAGTGGGACAAATTTCAGGAATCCTATCTAATCCAAATGGGATATATAAGGACTTCTCAAGACCTGATTTTTTACCGTCTATAGATCTAAATCTAAGACCAACTATCTTCCCGCTGTAGAAGTATGGAATAACCATACAGCCATCTGGACAGGATTCAGCCCACTTAGGAGATATAGACTTAGAATTTAAATCTTCTTTTGTTAAAAAACCTACGTCAAAAGATTTTAGTACATCTAATGGAAATCCTCTTTCTGAACAATATTCAACTGCAAAAGTTTCATCTAGGATAGTCCTTTTAGACTTTAAATAAAGATCTCTCCATTCTGATTGTTCTTCTACGTAGATAAACTTATTGCTAAAGTTGTTTTCAACTTGCTTTATACCGTTAGCTTGTCTAAAGCTATCAACAATCAACAACGCTTCTGGCATTGTTTTATTGGATACCCTAGAGATAAATTTGGTTACGGATAAACTTAATGAACAACTGAAACAATGAAATACCCCACTAGTTAAATTAACTCCAGCCGAGGCATTTCTATCTTCGTGAAAAGGACATTTACAGGGAGTAAAACCGTCAGGTTTACTCTTTGAAGGATCGAACTCAAGATACTGTTGGTATAACGAGAGGTAATCCATCTAGTCTTTCAACTATACCATAAGGTTTATTTAAAAGTCAATAGTTAGGTATGTATTGACTTTAAGGCTTTGTTTAAGGTATAATAAATATGTATTGCTATGAAACAAATAGAATATATAAGAAGAAAAAAAGGTCTTAGTCAGTCGGATCTTGGAAAAATAATAGGGGTATCTCAAAAATGTATTTCTCATTTAGAGACTGGAAAGAAGCAAGTGGGGTATTCAGTTCTGTGTTCTATATCTAAATACTTTAACTGGGACAAAACTCCTATAGAATTATTGGAGGAGATTCGTGAAGATTGATACTAGACAGACTCTTAAACAATTTAATGAATTGCTTATTTATGATCCGGGAGGCACCACGGGTTACGCGCGTATAAGATTAGATCGCGAGTGTAATAGTATCACCATATTCGAGGCTGGCGAGTTTTCTAATTACGTATTGGCCGAAGACCATTTAAACAGATTAAACAAAGAGAACACTATCTTTCTTTATGAGTCGATTGTAATAAACACAAGGTACCCCACTCCTCAAGAAGTAAGAATACCAATAGAAATGATAGGTGTTCTAAAATATCTTTGTACTAAATTAAAAATAACTTATTTTGAACAAGACCCCGCTAGACGAAAAGCAGCGGAATTATGGTATCCAAAAATACACTCATTAACATCCCACTATGGAAGCGCATGTAGACATGGAATAGTTTTTGCTGTAGATTATCTTATGCCTAAACAACCTAAAATGCCTGAGATTATATTTGATAAGCAAACGTTACTTAAAAGATAATAAGTGTTGACAATATAGTCCCTTGTGTGGTACAATAAATCTACATGGGAAAAAAGCCTATAAAATTAAATTGGGGACTGATTCAAACTACCGAACAACCAACTCAAACTGAAACTAAAACTGAATCAAAACTAATACAGAATCTTCACATTACAGACATTAATCTTTTTCTAAGATGTCCAAGACGTTTTAAGTACGAAAAAAAGTTTAGAATTGTTCCAAACTATTATCAAACACCGGAGTATTTTGACATTGGAGTTATAGGACATAAAGCATTAGCAGCTAGATATTCCAAAACTTCATACGAAATTCCTGATACTGATAACGGAAATCTCATAAAATCATTAATGAACGAATATGTTTATGAGTACAAATCTGAAACTTTTGAAGTATTATCTGTAGAAGACGAAAGAACAATAGTAATTGATGAACAACCAATAGCTTTTACTTTTGATCTTTTGTATACAGACTGGACTAATCCAAACGATCCGATAATTAGAATTATGGATCATAAGTTCTACAAAAATTTGCCAGATGAAGATAATCTTTTATTTGACTTTCAAATTACTGGATATTTGTGGGCGGCAAGAGAACTAAAAATTGGAGCAAAATCTTTAACTCTTAATTGTATTAGAAAAGAACCACCAAAGTATCCAGATATTCTTGACAGTGGGAAGCTATCTAAAGCACAAAAAAGTTTAAACCAAACTTCTTACCGATTGTTTTTAGAAGCAATTGAAAAATTAAATCTAAACAAAGCTGACTATCAAAAAGAACTTGACTTTTTACAGGAACGTGGATCTAATATTGTAAAGAGATATGAAGCACGACGTACTAATGAACAACTAGATTCTTTTGGAGAAAATTTAAGACATTGGATTAAAAAAGCTAGAGAAGAAAATTATCCGATTTATTCTAGTTCTATATTTGATGGCTGTGCAAAATGTCCTTACAATAATCTATGCGAACACGAAGATAAAAAACTAAACGTAAGATCATTAATTCAAATGGACTTCAACCGTAAACCAGATTCAGAAAGATGAACTATTTAAGACTACTTATTCACGGAGTACCGGGAATTGGAAAGACAGTTTTGTTAGGAACTGCCTTAGATATTCCCGGTGTTAAAAATGTTTTGTTACTAGACATTGAAGGTAACACCGATTCCATTGAATCAAAGTGCGAATACATTACAGCCGATAGTATTTTAAAGCCAGTACCCGGAAAAATTAACGTACTTCGGATAACTAACTTTAAACAATACTTTGCGGTAGTAAATATGTTGTCAGATAAATCTCAAGATGACAACTTCCCGTATAAAGGTGGGGCAGTATTAACAGATAGTCTTTCAGAACTAGATGAACTGTCTTTGTTAAATGCAATTTCAGTTTCAGGAATTGCACCATCTAAAAGAAATTTTGAAGGAGTTGCTATGCAACCCGAGTATGGTATTTCTAGAATTGCAATGAAAAATGTAATTAGAAATATGGGAACTTGGCCTTGTCATCTTTTCTATACATCTTTCTCTTATAAAGATGAAGGTGAAGATTCTCCCACTTTAAATCATTTAATGCCTCAGTTGTACGGCAAACTTAAAAATGATATTCCGGGAGCATTAAAACAAACAGGCCATTTAAGTTTATTGAATGATCGTCGTGTATTGCGATGTTATCCAAAAGGTAAAACTTTTGGAAAAGATTGCTCTGAGGGTGGGAAGCTAAGTGTAGATATAGTAGACCCCACATTAAAAAAAGTCTATGATCTACGTTATGGAAACTAAAAGAAATGGCAGTATTTCAAGTAAACTTCACTGATCTTGTAACCGAAAACGTTCCTCTTCCTAAAGACTTTTATCAAGTTGTAATTAAAGAGGCCAAAGTAAAACAACCTAAAGATGAAACTGATGCACAAGGAAATCGAAAATATCCTTATCTAAATCTACAACTAGAAATTACTAAGGGAGCATTTGCTGGACGAATTGTTTTTGCTATGCTAACTTTGAATCCTTCTTTGGATAGGACTGGCCGATCTGCAAACCGAGGTTTGTTTAATTTGCTAAATGTTCTTAATCTAGCTTCTACTCCTGCAGAAATTAGTATTGATGAAGAAGATCTTTTTGGAAAAGAACTTGATGTTCAAATTTTCATTGGAAAGGGTAAAGATAGCGAAGGAAATGAAATTGAACAAAACCGAGTAGATGAATTTTTCGTTTACGGTACCAAAGATACTTCCGGAATTGCTTCTCAATCTGGCGCAGTATCTGCGGAGGATGTAGCAAACCTATTTGCTAGCTAGATTTAGTGGGGGTAACTAAGATAAGTAATTACTTAGGGGTTTGATCTTGACCTGAATAACTCCCCCATTAAATCTAATTATTGGGCTCTTAGCTCAGTGGTAAGAGCGGACGGCTCATAACCGTTTGGTCATAGGTTCAATTCCTATAGGGCCCACTAATTAAAATCATGGATATAAAAACTCTTCAAGCAGTCCGTGAATATATCCGATATAAAATTGGACAAATAGCGGCCGATGAAAATCAAATTGACGGGGATTCTAAGAGATTAGTTCTTCACGAAGTGAGAGATCATTTAGAAAATGAGATACAACAACTTATTAAACCTAACAAAACCTAACTGTGAGGCCTGCACATTAAATACTGGTAACAATAAAATTCTTAACGGGTCGGGGGTAACTGAATCTCCCGACCTATTTTTGATTTTTGAAAATCCAGAATCCAGCGAACATTATTCTGGCAAACAATTTTCAGGTAGAAGTGCTAAGACAGTTCATAAAGTAATTCAAGAAATTTCTCAGCAGCTTGGCAGAGAGATAACTGTTTATGCTACTTATGGTGCAAGCTGTAGACACTTATCAGACAGGCCACCTAGCCCACACGAATTATTTCAATGTAATGGAAGACTTGTAAGCGAAATATCTTTAGTAAGGCCAAAAACTATTATTTTGTTTGGTAGTAATTTGTGTTCTGCTTTATTAGAAGTAGAATCTATTTCCAAAAATAGAAACAAAATACACAAGTTTCAGGGCATACCCACCATAGTAACTTTTAGTCCTAAATTTGTTCTCAATCCCAAAAATCATGCAAGTTTTCCGTCTTTTGTTCAAGATATTGGATTTGCTATAGAACAAACAGATCCCACTACAAAAAGAGATTGGGGCAAACGATCTTATATTATTGTAGATGATGATCAAAAATGTATTGATCTTTTTAAACTACTTGCGCAAGAAGGCGAAGTATGTTCTTTAGATATTGAAAATACTACTGGGTTTAATCCTTACAATGCTTTTATTCTAGTAACAGGTATAAAACATATAACCGGTACTTACATTATTCCTAACGAAGTATTTTTAAGAAACAAAGATCATTTTAATCCTAATACTCATGTAATTGTTCACAATGCAGTTCATGAGTATAAGTTTTTTAATGTTCATTATGGCATTCGTCTTACTAATATTGATGACACTATGCTAATGTATCATCAAATAGATGAGAGAACTAATGAATGGGCGGCCAAAGATCTTAAAACATTAGGTCAAAAAATACTTGGCGCACCTGATTGGGATGGACCAGTAAAACCTTACATATCTAAAATGCAGTTCTGTCCTAAAGACTTAATGCATGAGTATCTAGCTTATGACGTAGATGTTACTTATGGGTTGTACGATGCTTTAGTTCCAGAACTTAAAAAAGATAATGTATGGGATGCTTACAATACTGTAGTAAGGCCAGTTATCCCATTTGTAAACAAAATGTCTGCGAATGGTATTTTGATTGATCTTTCTTATGTAGAAGAAGTAGAAAAAGATCTTACCGAAGATATAAGTCATACCCAAGAAAGATTCAGAGATCTAGTGGGGTTATCTGATATTAATATGGCTTCCCCACAACAATTAGCAGTCCTACTATATGATGAAATGCAGTTTCCTATTCAAGGTGGGAAGAGGTCTACCGACGAAAAAACTATTTCTAGTTTGATTGCTAGATTCCCCGAGAAGTCAGAGGCTTTAGATTTAATTGTAGAGTTTAGAACTCTATCTAAGCTACTAAATACTTATGTTTATGGTATTTACGGCAGAGAAGTAAATGGTGTTTTGAGAGAGGGATTACTTAGACCAGATGGTCGTATTCATGCAGAGTTTAGACAAGCAGGTACTTCTACTGGAAGACTTTCTGCTGAATTAGTCCAGACAATCCCCAAAAGAAAAGGACCACTAATTAAGCGTATGTTTATACCAGATGAGGGTATGCAATTAATTGAGGTTGACTATAAACAGCTAGAACTTAGGATGGGCGCTCATATGAGCAATGATCAAGTTTTAATTGATTATATTAATTCAGGTAATGACATGCATACTGATATGGCTAGACTTATTTTTGGTATCTATGATATTACACCGGACCAGAGATTTGTTGCTAAATCTGGAAACTTTGGTGTTATGTATCGCATGGATGCCAGAGCAGCTTTTTATAATCTAAAGAAAGAGTTTCCCGGTATGACAATGGAGCTTGCTAATAAGATTGTAGACATGCCACGAGATAAGTTTAGAACTCTATTTCTTTGGTCTACTGAAATGCTCAGTGAAGCTATCAAGAATTACTATACTACCACTATATTTGGAAGGAAAAGAAGATTCCCACTACTTACTGAAAGTAACTGGGACGAAGTTCTTAAACAAATGTCTAACTCAGGTATTCAAGGTAGCTCATCTGATCTTAACTCTTTGTGTTCTATGAGATGCGATAGGGAGTTACCTATTAAATCTCACTTTCTTATTCACGATGCTTTTCTTGCAAGCATACCCATAGGATTTGATCCTAAAGAGATAACCGGAAGAATGGAAGATGTTCCTTTTAAAACTAATGTTAAATTTGAAGTTGACTACAAAATTATGGATAGGTGGGGTGAGTAGTGTTAATTACAACTACAGTCTGTAAAGCTAGTAAGATATAAGTTTACAGTTAACTAGGGTCCCTTTTTGTCAAATATCATGCACAACAGCTATTACGTAAAAATTCTTTGTTCAACAACTCCCAATAATCATTGTGAAATTTGTTCTTACAGCCCCCCTCAACCAACTTCTATAACTTGTTACGTACAATTAAATGGAACAGGTGTAGAAACTTGCCCTAGTTGTGGGAGAATGTGTAAAGCAGTAATGCATTACGTAAATTTAGAACCAGTTTCATCCGATAATCCAGATGTATTAAAGGGAGGAACTGAATATCGCAAGCTACCTAAAAATGGGGAGCATACTTTAACAACACCATTTAGGTCTACTAAGAAACTTCAGTTAGAAATGCCGCCACCAACTCATCCCACTATTTATTGGAGAGATAACTATTGGGAAGAATGGTACGAAAACAATCCGGATAAACCTGTTAATGATATTCTTCCAGAGCATTATCATAGTAGGCCAGTTAATCTTCCTAAGAAAAAAACTACTCAACCAGTTCAACGTAAGAATAAAGCAGACAATGTTCAAAAAGCTTTCCTAGCCTTATTTAAAGATTAGTTGACAAATAAGCGTACCGTGTGCTATGCGCGTGCGTTCCTAATATACATGAAATATAGGCCGATAAAAGCAATTTTATGACTTGCAATTTATCGGTCTATATGCGATAATTAATCGTATGCCAAAATTTACGTTACAGAAAGCTTACCAAAATTTAAACGCTGAAAAAGTTTCCCGTGCTAATAAGAAACAATCTAATGTAGATTCTGACGGATATGATTTTTCTGTTAAGTTTCCTACAGTTTATAACTACCAAAAGAAGGGAGTAGAGTTTCTTTCTGATAATACTTTAAACCGTAGAATCTTGGCTGACGATATGGGACTAGGTAAAACTTTACAAGTCTTGGCTTCTTTTGATAAACAAACTGAGAGTAGTTCTGGCAGACTTTTAATTGTAACTACTAAAAATGCTAAAGCTACTTGGCGAAAAGAAATTAAAAAATGGCTAGGTAAAGATGCTGCTATTATTGAAGCTTCTCAAGGTTTATTGGAAGCCACTAGAATAGTTATGATGGAAAAAGCTCCAATAGTTTCTGTCAACTTTGAAAGTATCCCTAGTTTAATTGGACTTTTACAGTCTCAGCATTGGGATTATATAGTTGTAGACGAAGCTCACAAGCTTAGAAATAGAGATACTAAAATGTATAAAGCTTGTGCAGAACTGTTTAAACATTTTCAAATGGTCCCACTTAAATTGGTTACCGGAACTCCGCTAATTAATTCTCCACGAGATTTGTATTCTTTGCTTCATTTACTTTATCCTTCTTCTTTTACTTCCGAAGAACGATGGATTAATGAACATTTCAGAGTTGTTGATGATGGTCCGCGAACCAAAAAATCATATACCCACCGCTCACCTAAGCAATTTAAAGAATATATGTCCCGATATATGCTTAGACGAATTAAAGAAGATGTTTTAGATCTTCCGGATCTTCGAGAAATTACCGTACCTATTGAATTAGAAGGAGATCAAGCTAAGTATTACAATATGATTCGTGATTCTTTTAGAGCTGAATTTGAAGGTAAAGAATCTATCAGCGCTAGTATCTTAATTGCTCAAGTGGGCAGACTTAAACAGGTAGCTTTATCTTTAGGATTATGGCATGGTCCATCTTGTGAAGGTGCCAAAACTGAAAAGATTATGGAAATTTTAGAGGAGTCAGAAGAAGATGAAAAGTTTGTAATTACTTCTATGTATGCTGATTATCTTCGACCATTAGCTAAGAAACTAGAAGAAAAAGGATATAAAGTTTGTTGTTTAACTGGACGTTCCACCACTGACGAACGATTTAACATGGAAAAGAATTTTAATGATCCTACTTCCGGCATTAAAGTATTTCTTTTCTCTACAAAAGCAGGTGGTGAGTCTTTAACTTTAACGGCCGCAAGTACAATTATCTTTACAGATAAGCCGTGGACTGATGCCGCAGTTAAACAAGCTATTGGACGTATTAATCGTATTGGCCAAAATAAGAAGATGACCGCAATTACTCTTCAGGCTGTTAATACAGTGGAAGAGTGGATTGAATCTATTATTGAAATGAAAGCCGCTATGTTTAATGAAAGTATTCCTGTTACGTTAGTTCGACGAATGTTGTTTGGAGAATAAACATGAAAGAAAGTCAAAAAAATCCCCACCAGACTATGTATATATTTATACTGGTTATGTTATTTGTTTTATCTAGCTTAATGGCTATCGCAGAAAAGAATGGTATGTTCTTTAAGGAGCCGGTGAACTGTTATGAGAACTATTAATGTCTACGTAACTAAAAAAGACATTTCGGAGGGTAAATGTATGGCATACTCTTGTCCAATTGCCATAGCTGTAAACAGAGCATTAAAGAGAAGAGGGTATGTTAATTATGAATGCACTGTTAGTCAAATTAACATAAGTATTTATTATCAAACAGGTCTCCTATTCCATAGAATAGAGACCGCATATAAGTGTAGGCATTTCATAGATATGTTTGATAGTCTTCTAGCAGAGAATAAAAAGCAAGCTAAGCCATTTAAATTTTCTTTTCAGATTCCAGATCCGATAAAGGTAAAAAATGTATTTTCAAAAAATTAATAGTGGGATATTTGCCTACGGAATAGGCCCACAGAAAGGGACATTATTCGTTCGAAAAACTAAAGGTGCTGTTAAAGAATCCTTTAGTTTCTCACTTATGGTTTATCCAGCTAATATTTGTGCGGTAGAACCAGATAAATTTCACGGTTCATTAAATGATTGTATTTCTGCTATCGAAAGATTTGCCGGAAATATTAATCATTTTTATGTAGAAGCATTCAAAAAATGCTTGGAGGATTTAAATGCAGACTAGCCCACTGGAAAAGGTACATTTTTACGTAACTCAAGAAGATCTTAAAAAAGGAATAAAATATAATTGTGAAAGATGTCCCGTGGCTAGATCTATTAAACGAAGGCTTAAACATAAAAATATAACTTATATAACAGTAACTCCTGGCCTTGTTACTGTTATATGTAGTGATTCTACGGTTGTGACTAATCCTTTGTCAGAAAAAGTTAAAAATTTTATAATTAATTTTGATAAAATGAATAAACATTCTATAAAACCATTTAGGTTTTACTTGGAATTTAATAAATTGTCTGTGTCTGAATTAAAATGAAAACACTAACTAAAATAGAAACCACACTTTCAATTAGAACTGAACTTTCAGTAACTGGAATTGAAACTATAAATGGGGTTGAATGCTTAGTGGGAGAGAATTTATCTATTTATCCCACTAGACTTAAAGTATTTGCTGTTTTTAATGGGTTTAGATATTTGACTGACATTAAAAGCAAAGATTTCAAAGAAATGTTGGAGAAATACAGATGATTAAAGTATTCGTACATGGATTGACATTAAATCAAAGAGAAGATTTAATTAGTTGGAGTCACGTTCACTATACTAAAGCACAAATAAAAGTAACTTATTTAGACCCCTCTAGTTATGAGCTTCAAGTATCTATTTATGGAACTTTATCAGAATGCGCCGGTATTTGTGCCCACTTGGAGAAATTATGAAAAACAAAATCACTTGCTTACAATTTATGTTAGAGATTAATAAATTTGTTTGTGGATTCCACAGTACAGAAAGACAAGGAAAGGCATCTAACTCAGAAATTAAACGATGGTTTAGAAATAACTCCATTGTGATAAACGGTAAAAAAGTTAGTGCAGATTCTATTTTAGATTGTGAAGTAAAATCTTTAGTTTTATTTCCTAGTGGAAGAAAGGTAACTGTTTTATGAAGCTGAAAATCACAATTTATAACCTATTATTAAAGAACAGTGAATAATCTTTAATTAGCTAACTGTAGACAGAAAATTCAACAGTGGGGTATAATGTAATAGTGGGTAACATAGATACACAATTAAAGTTACCCACTAAAGGAAACTAACAAAACAAATGTTAACTCTTAAAACAACCGAAGACGGTAATGATGTTTTTAAAGTATCAAAAATTGGTGCTTATAATTTTTCTTTGCATGTTATCTATGTAGAAGATGATGCATTCTATTATTCTCTAAGTACTGGTGAATCAGAAGTAGTTCTAACTGAAGATAATGGTGATAAAGATTATCTGCGTAGTTTTGTAAAATCTTTGGCTAACGAAGATACCGAAGAATACAATACTTTGGTTAACGAAGTTCTTCCGGAGGTAGAAAAGTTTATCAACGAAGTGGAGCCAGATTAATAAACCCAAACGTAAATACCAACAAAGTAAGCGACGACAAAACTAAGTAACTTTGATGGCTACTTAATTAAATTTGAGTGGCCATCTCTATTTATGAGAGACAATGAACATTTTTACCGATTCCACTTATCAAGAGTTAATGCCTCAAAGCAAAACTTTTTTCAATGCTGCTTTTCTATTTGGATTAAGTTCTGGCGGAAACCTAGTTTTAGCTACTTGGATTACTCACCCAAACGAAGATACTTACGAAACTTCTACACTTTTGTTTACTGCTATTAATATTAATGACAACATAGCTTTAATTAAGTCTGTTGCTGATATATCTGTAGCCTATCCAAATATAGAATCACCTAAATTTTTAAGTTTTGTACAGCAATTTGTTATTGATTTATGCCGATCAAAACAATTGACAGAATCACTTCCTAATTTTTATCATCCGGGAATGTTTAAACCTATTAAAGTAGTTACTGTTACTCCTAAGGAACTTATATCGTTTCACACAACTTTCTCTGAAACTAAATTTATTCACCCAGAATAGGGTCCCCTTTCGCCAAATATTTTGATTCCAAAAGAAATTAATCCTAAAGAAAGCTAAGATTTACGTGATAAATTAAGTAGGCATTTGATCTACAATTCACAGCGAGCATCTCCCCCATTACTAGACTTTTGTAGTGGGGGTATTTTTTGTGTGAATTTAATTAGAATCTAGGACTGTATTTGATTCTAATTATTAGTGGGAATTAGTTTTGGTAAAATAGATATGTATTTAAATAAAAAAGAAAAAAAACCGTCGCCATTTTGGTTTTGATTTTTTCTTAACATTTCTAAGTCATTTTTGTATACTTATCCATATTCTAGCATTTGGTACTTTTTCACTTGGTTAAGTACATATATTAGTTCTAGGGATGATCTGTCGCTTAATGGTAATTTTTGTGTTGGAGGTGACAATATGTTAAGTATACTTTCAGCTATTGCATTAGTCAATAAAAGTATAACTATGACTTAGGTACTGATAATTAGTAATACGTAAGTAATAAGTATTTAGGGTATTGACAAAATTTTTTGGAATTTTTTCGCGTCCTAGTAAGCGATATCTATTGACAATTTCAGGACTGGCGGTATACTGGATGTATCCCCAACAGGGGAATTGACAGGTACCTATGGAAACTCAAGAGTTCACTAACACTAGCGCGGAACGACGTGCCACTATTCGCTACACGCTACAGCTATTCCAAATGGGATTGGGAATCGCGCCTAACATGAAGCAGGTGGAGAAGGGACTAAAGGAATTGAGTGTAAAGATTCCTAAATCATTACACTCTAGTATTGGACTAGCAGTAGATGTTGCCGATGAGAAAGACCCTGTTCTTATTGTGGAGATGTTCGGGGATAAAGCTTCTAAATACGGTTGGACTCCGTTCGCCAAACTAGCTGATGCACAAGCATATTTTGCTAATTGGTCAAATAGCGCTATTCAACGGCTGGACTCACTAGATGATGATAACTTTGACTTTGCTCGAGGACGCAATACCGAAACTGAACGAATTACTTTCAATGGTCGTACTGATCTACTGCAGGTATTCGCAATGGAGATGATTACAGGTTCTAAGCTTGAAGGTTATTTCCGTTCCGGTCTTGGTGATATTTCCGCGGACGACCTCACGTCATTGAATAAGATTCTTAACGTAATCAAGACTGCTACTCACGGCATTATCCCTGACAATATCCGCAAGCAGCATTTTGGGCGTAAGAAGGATGAAGCAGTCATTACTAATGAGGTTGTGAACGAACCTCAAGACTAATCACTATTGCACCGTTAAGTCCCTCGTCTAATTAGGATTGAGGGACTATTTCCATTTATCCCTCAATTCAAAATAAGACTATGAAAGAATTTGAAAACATTCCAGCGAACGTAATTAATACAGTTCGTTCACTAGTAGGTAACGAACCCATTCTGGAAACTTTGGTTCCTACAGCATTTACTTCTCCAGAATCTCATGCATACTTTGAAATGGTCAGTGGGATTCAATGCGAACCATTTATAAGTTGGGAATTAATAGAATGGATACGTGAACACGCTAATCCTACTACGCACAATCTTCCACCCGTTCAATTGGGTAAGCGTAAGAGGAAAGAACGGAAAGATATTAAGTGACTTTCTAAGTAGACTAATTTAGTTAGTTAAAACTTTGGGATAGGTAATTAAGTTTGCCTGTCCCATTCTTATTTAGTGGGGTAGTTTCCTAGGTGGACGGAAGGGGATTTTAAAATGGGCCCGTATTGCCGTCTAGAATCGCCGTAGCCGAGTTTTTATTCGCTACCCTACTCTGAACACGCGGAACCATGTTCCGTGCGTAGAATCGGATTTAAATGATTCCTAGCTAGGTGACGCAAAAATACCCCACTGGAAACAGTGGGGTATCGATTCTTATTCTAGTGGGTTAGTTAGAGTCCGGCCGGGATTAGCATTCCTATTCTGTCGTCGCTTAACCTGTCATAGATTCTAGGGAATGTATCGCACGTTGAATTCCTGTCTCCAATTGTGATTGTTAGCTTTCTACCCTTTACCGTTATGAATGGTGAGTTTATAACGTAGTCGAAGTAAATCGGAATTTCATCCACTAGAGGAGAGATTCCATAACAGTCTAGGAATGATTCCGAATTAGGAACCATATACCCCACTAGTTCAGAACGATTAGTCATTAGCGTTCACTTCCTTTTTAGTTGTGGGTTTACGCCAATTGGATTCTTTTCCCCAATTGTTAGACGGGTAGTAAGTTTCTAGTAGGTATTCCCATATTCGCAGTAATTCCTTATCACCTACCGAACCATGTTCGGCATAGCGCATTAGATCAAGACTTATAACAGTCTCTGACTGATTGAACGCTACTCGATATCCGATAGTGTCCACCCAACCGAATAGGAAGTGTTCCGAATTAGGCGGATAACCTAATGCTTCTCGCATAACGTCGTCAACGGTAATATGGGAATGTCCCATATTAGGTCCGTAGGTTACTCCGGTAACCTTGTGCGTTAGATAAAATTCAATTGCCATTAGTTGTTCCTTCTCTCCCCATTTACAGAGACTTGAGACTCTTATCGGATAACCGATAGCTGGGTTAAAGGATTATCGCTAATCCTTTAGTTTAGTCTCTCACCTGTTTTAGCGTAGTGTAGTAGTCCTTCAATCGCGCAATTAATATTGCACAATTCGTTATTAAGATCATCATTGGTCCTTTCAAGGGACCAATTACCTGATTTTCTAAATTCCCATATTGCGGTATCCAGTTTCTGAATACGCTCCACTAGTTTGGTTTGTTGCTTCGTTAGCATCACACTATTAGACGCGAATTACATAACTTAGGTTACACGTTATTTAGCTAAATGCTGCACAATTATTCATACGTAGACATAGGTATACATCCCAGGGCTAAAAGTAATTATCCC